TTAAAATTTAAAAGTAATCTCCCTTATATTAAGTGTGTTGACCTTACCGTTCTCATTATACTTTCTAGGAACAAAGTCAAACACAATCTCTTTAACTGTACTTAAGATTAACTCCTCTTTTTGCTCAACATTTAACTTACTCCAACCTTTAATCAAGATATTATCAATCATATTTAATTGTTCGTTGGTAACCGTTTGTGTACTTTCTACTTCTGTGCCAGCACGTTCAACCTCATCAAGTATCTCTTTCGTTTCGTCCATTAAGCTAAAATACTCATCATCTTCAATGTAACCTAATGACCATGACCGTGTGAGTTTCTCACGTTGTTTCATAATCTTATCTATATCGTAATCTAGTTTAGGTGTACTTTCTTCTACAATATCTACTTTGAATTTATTTGTGTCATATGTTTTGAGTAACTCTATAAACTTATCTTCTACTTCACTTTCATTGAACGAAATAGTTTGAACGTTTTTGTCTTTTGAACACGTATCACATTTATAGCGTCTTACTTCGTAAGAATATCCTTTTTTATCCGTTATTTTACCAGCGTATAGATGTAGCTTATTATGACACTGAGGACACGTTAAAACACCTCTAAAGATAGCATGATGTTTTACCTTACTTCTATGTGTTTTGTTCTCTATAACGTCTGTAATACGCTTATAATCACTTTCTGACAACACTGGCTCATGCGTATTCTCGATATACATATCTCCATACTTAGTATGGCCACGTAAGACTGGATTTTTCATCAGCCTAATAATAGAAGTCCTATTCCATTTCTTAATTTTAGGTACATTGACTTTCTTCAAATTCATCTGTCTAGCAATTTCATTACCCGATACACCATGTTTAAATTGCTCAACAAGATAATCAATTACCCACTTATGCTTATTAGGTACAAGTTTTCCATCTACATTGTCATAGCAAAAGGGAGCTTCTCTAATATAGTTACCTTCTCTTACTGCTGCACGACTACCAAACAATGCACGTTCACGTATCGTAGCACGTTCCCACTCAGCCATAGCACCTACCATAGTGATAAATAACTTACCAATGGCAGTAGTAGTATCAAATACTTCAGTAGCACTCTTAAACGCCACGTCATACTTCTCAAACGTTTCTAGCATTTCAAGTAAGTCTTTAACGTTACGTGTTAATCTATCCAATTTATAAACCAGCACTAGATCATAATACTCTAGGTTATCCATAATACGTTTTAATGCTGGTCTATTCATCGAGCCACCACTTACACCAGCGTCAGTAAACACTTTGAATTCATTCCAATTCTGAACTTCACAAAAGGCTTTCAATTTCCGTTCTTGCTCATGGATAGAATAACCTTCCGTTGCTTGCTCATAGGAACTCACCTGACACGAACGTAAATAGCTACGTTCATAATACATCACTCCTTAAAAAGTAAAAAAATAATAAGGGTAGACAAGCTACCCATAAATTATTCGTCTAAATGATCCACTGCATATTGCGCTTCTTCTTCTGTAAATTTATCGCCAGAATTTGAAATTAATTGATCGTAAATTGCATCTTTAGACATATTCATATCTTCTTGATAAGATTTTGCACTTTCTAATGCGTTTTTCTTATAATCAGCTTTTAAGTGATCAACCGCGTATTGTGCATCTTCTTCTGAGAATTGGTCTCCAGCACTAGAAGTTAATTGTTCATAAATTGCATTTTTAGACATATGCATTCCATCCGCATAATTTTTAGCAGAATTTAATGCTGCTGTTTGTTCTTTAGAAGCGTTTTTATCTTCTTTGACTTCTGAACTATCTTCATTCATTTGTTTATCTACTTCATTAACAAAGGCTCCAGTACATGATGTAAGACCGATAATTAATAGAATTAATAAAACTAAACAACCACCACAACCCCAGAGCCAACCTTTCTTACGTTTCTTCTTTTTCTCTTCTTCTTGTTGTTTTTGATATTCCTGAAACTGTCTAAATTGTCTTTCTTCTTGTTCGTTATTAAATTTTTCTTCCATGATTCTTCTCCTATATGTAGATTAAGTCTTTATATTTATTCATTTGTATTCTAAGGTGCATCGTCCACTTATTTATAGCACCACCACCTTTAATATGTAATATTCATATATCTTTATATTCAAACACTCGTAATGGTTCGAACTGAATAACATATTTACCACAACGAGTGGAATAACCATATTTTTGTTTATAATGTTCAATACTTTGTAGTACAAAACTTTCTGTAACTTCAAAAAAATTAGCAAGTTCATATAAATTATGTATACCTTGCAAAAATGCTTCAATTATACCTTCTAGAGATATAATTTTTTCATTAGCTAATCTTCGTGCTTTTAATTCATATTTTTTATTTTGTATATCTTGTTCATTAAGTATATTACCGTAAGTGATTTCATGGTGGGCTAGTTCTTCCGACAAAATCTCTAGCTTTTTTGCGTCAGATAAATTTTTATCAATCAATATTACTCCGTTATCATAGAAACCTTTAAACATTCCCGGTAATTCGAAAGTATCACAAATATGTAAATGACTATTCTGAATTAATAATTCTTCATATCTCCCCACATAATCAGTCCTTTTTACGTGCCTGACGAACTAATTCTGCAAAATCTCTTATTTTTTTAAGTTCTTCTTCCGTAAAATCGTCATCTAAATGTGCTGCGATAGTATCTTGATTAATACTTTTATCTTCAGTAATACGAGATTTAGGCACATTAAAGTAATCTGCTAATTCTTGAACTTTAGAAATTCTTGGGTATTTAATTTCTTTTAACCAATTAGAGATAGTTGATTGACTTACACCTATTGCTTCGGATAATTCCATTTGAGTAACATTTTTCTCTTTCATAAGTTGTTCTAAATTCTCTGATAAAATTTTTCTAGCACTTTTGTATTCCATGTTATTTTCTCCTTTTAGTATTACTTAATGTAATACTAATTTACCATAAGTAATATTACTTTACAACAATAATTATCACTTTTTATTAAAGAAATATCACTTTTAATAAAAAAATATTACTTAGGGTGTTGACATATTACTTTAAGTGATAGTATAGTTGTTTATGCAAACGGAGGTGATAAAAAATGCCAGAAGAATTTAAAGAGTTCCCAGTGAAAGTTTGGCGCACTAACTCTAATATGACGCAACAAGATGTTGCTGATAGACTGGGGGTTACTAAACAATCAGTTATTAGATGGGAAAAAGACGGCGCAGAGTTAAAAGGGCTACAGCTATATGCTTTGGCTAAATTATTCAACACTGAAGTTGATTATATAAAAGCCAAAAAAATTTAATATCATTATCACTTTAAGTAATAATTAGGAGGAATTAAAAATGAATGAATTACAAACTTTTAATTTTGAAGAATTACCAGTAAGAACAATAACAGTAGATGACGAACCTTACTTTGTAGGTTCAGACGTAGCTAAAATTTTAGATTATTCAAACCCACAGAAAGCAATAAGAGATCATGTTGATGTCGAAGATAAGCTGACTGAACAAATCGTTCTATCAGGTCAAAGAAGAAACATGATTTTAATCAATGAAAGTGGGCTTTACAGCTTAATTTTCTCAAGCAAGTTAGAAAGTGCTAAACGTTTCAAACGTTGGGTAACGTCAGAAGTTCTACCGACATTAAGAAAAACTGGCACTTATCAAGTACCCGATAACCCAATGGACGCACTAAAACTAATGTTCCAAGCACAAGAAGAAACTAAAGAAGAAATCAATAGTGTTAAAGCAGATGTGATTGATCTAAAAGAAAATCAAAAACTAGATACTGGTGAATACAACTTAGTTACTAGAACAGTAAATCAACGAGTGGCTTATATCAGACAAATTCACGGGCTACCTAATAAAAAAGAAATCAACACACCACTTTACAAAGATATTAACAATGACATTCATGTAATGGCTGGTATCAAAACTAGAACGCAACTTAAACAGAAACATTTCAATGATGTACTAGACATGATTGCTAATTGGTTTCCGTCACAATCAACTATGTACGTTGTAAAACAATTAGAAATGAAATTTGAGGAGGAACTGTAATGAGCGAAGAAATGTATAACTACTTTTTAAACTTCATGTACAAAGCTGGTGCATTACAAAAAGTAATTGAGGAGGAAGAACGTGAGAAAGCAAAAAGTAAGTGATGAAGATAAAAGCATGTATATCGCTGGAACAATGGCATTAGCACTATTCACTTTTCTAACACTATGTGGAGTGTTCATTGCACAAGCATTAGGTGTAGGAGTAATTGCAGCAGTAGTGACATATGTATTCTTCGATACTTGTTACTACGTAAAAAAAGACTGAATGCTATCGGCAAATAGCAAACAGTCAAGGAGTTTTAAATATATATATATGTACTTAAAATTTACAACTAAATAAGGAGGTAGTCAAGTTGAAACACAAATTACTAAAAATTGCTAACGACTTAAATGCATTAATTGTTCACAGCAAAGAGAATGTTAAATGTTATTTCGGAACAGGTGCTTGTGAAGATGAAGTAGTCCTATTCTTCTTTCATCACTCAGATGAATATGACGCAGGAGCTGAAAATATTTTGTTCGCTGAATTTTATACATCAGAAGAACTTCATAGCAAATTCGAACTTGCTAAGAAAGTAATTAAAGGGGAGTGTTTGATTAATGGCTAGTTTATTCGACTTATCAACAGATTACCAACAACTTTATGATCTCATTGCTGAACAAGAAGATGAACAAATTTTAAAAGATACGTTAGCGAGTATTAACGATGCTATCGAAGATAAAGCAGATGGATATGTAGCAGTAATTAAAACATTAGAAGGCGACAATAAAGCAATTGACGAAGAAATTAAACGCCTTCGACAACGTAAGACTTCTAACCAAAATGGTGTGAAACGATTAAAAGAAAGTTTGCAGGAAGTCATGGAACAGACTGGTAAAGAGAAATTCAAAACTGCACTTAACTCATACAGCATCGCTAACAACCCACCTAGCTTAGATATTACAGATGAAAGTTTAATTCCTAAACAATACTACATTGAGCAGCAACCTAAGTTAGATAAAAAAGAGTTGTTGAAAGTTGTAAAAGACGGTTTAGAAATTAAAGGAGTAGAACTAAAACAAAGTAGAAGTTTGAGGGTGAGATAGATGACAGAAGAAACTAAAGAGCTTAACTTATTCCAAAAGATAGCAGATGTTAAAGCTAATATTGATGGCTTTACTAAAGATGCAAAGAGTTACAACTACTCATATGTAAGTGGCTCTCAAGTATTGCACAGAATTAGAAATAAGATGATTGAAAACAATTTATTACTTGTACCAAAAACATCAGAAGAAAATTACAAACAAATTGATGTAACAAGATTTAACAAAAAAGCTGGACGTGAAATTACAACATCAGAATTTATCGTTGAAATGAAACTGACTTATGTATGGATCAATGCAGACAAACCAGAAGAACAATTCGAAGTAACGTTTTATGCAGTAGGTCAACAAGATGATGTATCAAAAGCACATGGTACTGCATTAACTTATGCAGAAAGATACTTCTTAATGAAATTCTTCAACATTCCTACTGATGAAGATGATGCTGATGCAAAAGAAAAGCAAGAAAAATATTCAAAACCTAATGTTCAAAAAGTTGGAGAGTTAAAACAAGATATTTTTTCTTTCATAGATTTGATGAAAGAGAGAGGTAGAGAAATAACTGAAGAGCAAGTGAAAAAAGAACTAAACATTACTGACTACACAAAACTATCTAATGGTCAAATCGCTAACGCAATACAAAATTTAAAAGCATGGAGTAAATAGGAGGAAGTAAATAATGACTAATCAAACTATTATCACAGGAAATATTACAAACGACTTAGAAGTAAGACAAGCTGGTAATTCTCAAGTATTGAAATTTGGTTTAGGTGTACGTGGGAACTTCAAGAAAGATGAAACAAACTTTATCCAAGTAGAAGCATGGGGGAAACCAGCAGAAATTATTAGTGAATATTGTCAAAAAGGCTCTAAATTACTTGTTATCGGTGAATTAAAGCAAAATAGATTTCAAGATAAAGAAGGACAAAACAGAGAAAAAGTCTATGTAAATTTAGATAAGTTCGAGTTCCTAGACAACAAAGGTAGTAATCAACAAAACAGTCAACCTCAACAACAAAGAGGACAAGCACCAGCAGGCAATAACCCATTTGCAAATGATAATAACGCAAACATAGATGATGACGATTTACCGTTCTAGGAGTGATTTAAATGGCACAACTAACTAATGTTGAAGTTTCTTATAAAGAAAAGGAGTTTTTTGATCATCTTTCTAACGAAGGTGAGCCACTAGAGTTAAGAAAAAACAGATGTTCTGATTGTCCAGCTACTGATATGTATTTAGAGATTAACGAACGATTAGCAAAACAAGATGCGCCTATACAATTGAAATGTGCTAAAAGAAATTTTTGTCATCAAACACCATGTAAATCATGCAGAGGTTTAGCCGACTATCTTAGAGTAAAAGGCGATTTAGATATAAACAATGAAACTTTAATCATTAAGGGCAGTGATTAAATGCCAATTATTAAAAATTACATTACTCAAGATGACGGTACAACTACCGTTGTCATTGAGGGTGTAGATATAGATAACAAAACATCGTTATTACTAGATAACGGACTAGAAGTTGAATGTGAAGTTAAAGCTATTGATCCATTCCTAATCACTGATAAGCAACGACGGAAAGTGTTTGCTCTTTGTAACGATATAGAGGCTTATACAGGCCAACCAAGAGAATACATGAGGGAAATGTTCCAAGATTATATAACGTTCTTAAATGGCTATGATAAACGCTTGTCATTAAGTAATTGTTCAAGAGAACAAGCTAGACAATTAATTGAAGTCATATTGGACTGGGTGTTTCATAACAACATTCCACTTAACTATAAAACAAGTGACTTACTCAAAAATGATAAAGCGTTTCTATACTGGTCAACAGTCAATCGCAACTGCGTTATCTGTGGCAAACCACATTCTGACTTAGCACATAGATTTGCAGTAGGACGTGGCAGAGATAGAACGAAGATTAATCACTTTGGAAATCAAGTATTAGCACTATGTAGAGATCATCACAACGAACAGCATCAAATAGGAATGGACACATTCAATAATAAATATCACTTAACAGATAGTTGGGTGGATGTGGATGAACGACTAAACAAAATGCTGAAAGGAGTGAAGTTATGAATAATTTATTGATTGATGATTATCCGATACTCGTACTACCTAAGTTAGCAACCGAAATTGGTTTAAATGAGGCGATTGTTTTACAGCAAATGCACTATTGGATAAATAAAAGTAACCATATTCATGATAATAAACGCTGGATATACAACAGTTACAAAGAATGGGAACATCACTTCCCATTTTGGAGTAACGCAACAATCAGACGTACTATCTCAAGTTTAGAGAGACAAGAGTTAGTTTTAGTTGGTAATTACAATAAAGCTGGCTTTGATAAAACGAAATGGTATTCAATCAATTATTCAAAACTTGAGGGAGTGAGCAAACGAGTTGCTCAAAATGAGCAAACGAGTTGCTCAAAAAGAGCAAATGCAGTTGTTCAAAATGAGCAAACCAATACCAGAGACTACACAGAGAATACTTCAGATAGTCGTCACACTCAATCAAACATTTATGAATATATAACTAAAGAATTAGAGAACATACAAAATAGTATGCAATTTGAAAAACTAAGCTATGAAATAGATTTAGTAAAAGATATAGAAATAGTGAAGATAGCTACTGACTATACTAAACAAAAACAAAAAGGTATTAACTATCTAACCACTATATTGAAAAACTGGAATAACGAAGGTGTAGATACTAAAGAAAAAGCACTAGCTAAAGTGACACCTAAGAAAAAGAAATCTAAAGAAACCGAAGATGTATTTGCAGCAATGAAAGAGAAATTAGGTGTTAACGAATGAGTATGACTAAACGACAAGCATTCGAAATTATAGATAAAGTCAGACGTATTTATAATATGGAATTCGATACTCCTAAATTAGAAACATGGATAGACGTATTAAGTGAAAACGGTGATTACGAACCAACACTTAAAATGGTTAAAAACTACATTAACAGTGGCAACTCATATCCACCTAACTTACCTAAAATCATGAGAAAAGCACCTAAGAAATTGGAATATGAAGAAGAACCAGAAGATGTAAAAGAGCATCATTGGAAAATGAAGAATGATCCTGAATATGTAGCTGCAAGAAAAAAGTTACTCGATGAATTTAAAGAACAGCTAAGAAAGTTTGAGGTGAACAGCTATGAATGAGCGTAGAGATATTGAAAGTACGATTATTTCAAGTTTACTCAAGAAACCTGAACTTATCGAAAAGCTACGTGTTAGACCTTATATGTTCTATTACGACGATTTCAGAGTGTTTATGGAATATGTGTTTGAAGTCGGTAAGGTAGATCATCAAGAAATATTCCTAGAAACATCAAAAAATAAAAACTTCTTAGACTTCGACACGATACAAAAACTCTACAATTCAGATTTTATCGGCTATGGCATATTTGAACGTTACCAACAGAACTTATTAGAAGCCTATCAGGTATCTCAAGCGAATGAAGTTATTAACGAGTTTAACCAATCACAAAGTATAAAGTCATTTGAAACAATGCTTACTGACTTAAATGAAGTATCAATGATTAGTGCGACAGATGAAACAAGCACAAAGAAAATCGTTGATGATTTTGTAGAAGAATTGTATAGCGATGAACCTAAGAAAGTGATTAAAACAGGCTATCCACTAATGGACTACAAAATAGGTGGTTTAGAGCCTACACAGTTAGTTGTAATCGCTGCACGACCTTCAGTAGGTAAAACAGGCTTTGCACTTCAAATGATGCTTAATATCGCTAAACAAGGCTATAAGACATCACTATTTAGTTTAGAAACAACAGGCGTAGCAATATTAGAACGAATGCTATCAACCATTACTGGTATTGAACTGAAACGTATTAAACAAAAAGCTGATTTAACCTATGACGATTTAACAAAATTAACCAAAGGTGCAAGCGAAATACTAAAACTTGGAATAGATGTCAATTCACAAAGTAATGTAAGCACTCAGGAAGTCCGTAAGCAAGCCATGAAGAACAAAGATAAGCAACAGGTCATATTCATCGACTATCTTCAATTAATGCAAACAGATAGCAAATTAGACCGTAGAAACGGTATTGAAAAAATAAGTCGTGATTTGAAAATCATAGCAAATGAAACTGGTGCAATCATCGTATTACTTTCACAACTTAGTCGTGGTGTGGAAAGTCGAAATGATAAACGACCAATGTTATCTGACATGAAAGAAGCAGGAGGCATTGAAGCTGACGCAAGTTTGGCCATGCTTTTATACCGAGAAGATTACTACAACCAAGATGAAGAAGATGAACTCGGTAAGTCGATTGTTGAATGTAATATCGCAAAGAATAAAGACGGTGAAACAGGTGTCATCGAATTTGAATACTACAAACGTACACAAAGGTTCATGACATGACGGTTATCGAATATAAAAAGTTACTCGGAATAATGTACCGACAAGATTATAGCAACGATCAACTTATTGGAACGTTACTGATTGAAGTTGGTCGAGCTATCAATCGCTTGCTGGAAGAGAAAAAGATATCGCCATTCGATGACTATGAGAAAGTGCTAAACATTATTGAAAACGATACGAAGTGGAGGCAAAGTGATGGGACTTATCGAAAATCAACCTAATGCTTATGACCTGTTTGAAAGTGATGGTTGGAAGTTGTTGAGAGTGCTACCTAGAGACGATGGCACTTTCTACTTAACCAACTTAGGTGGAATGGCAGATAAATATTTTAAACCATCTGTCACAAAAGAAGAATTAGCTGAGATGAAACGTAAGCATAAATTATTTAAGCGAGAAGAACTAAAGCATCAAACAACAATAGATGATTTTCTATGGGAGTGACAACGTGAGAGAAAGCGAAATTCAAAAACAAATTATTGAAACACTTAACGCAAATGGCTGCAAAGTCTGGCGTGCTAATGCTGGAACAGTTCGAGTAGGTGGCAGAACAATCAAACTGCTACCGAAAGGCTTTCCTGATGTATTCGGTGTGAGATTAACTGATGGAAAATTTGTTGCAGTAGAGATTAAGAAGCCAAAAGGTAGAGTAAGCGATGAACAAGTGAAATTCAGAGATTTCTTTGAAAAACACAATGTGATACACGGTATCGCACATAGTCCAGAAGAAGCGTTAGAAATCGTAAAGGAGAAGATGAAGAATGGTAAAGATTAAGAAGAGAGTAGCATTAGGACCTAAAGCATTTTTAATGCAATTATTAAAAAAGGAAGAAACTGAAGTGGAGTTGGACGGTTATACGTTTAATTACAACGAAGAAAACTACTCATTCGACCCAGAAATAACTGCAAATGAAGTTATAAGTTATGACGCGCATTCAGGCACTTTTACAGTTGCAGTTGAAGAAGAAATCACGGAAGAAACAGTACTCCCTATGTGTTTACAAATCGATTTTGATCGAAAAAGTGGCAGAGATGTAGCAGTTATTCGTGAAAATCAGTCGATTAAAAACATTGTTGATAAGAATATTGAACATTTTATAGATACAAGAACTATTCATTTATTCAATGATGACGGAACACATACACTCATCTGGAAAGATGGCGAATTGGTAGGTGATGAGTAATGGCAAAACTAAAAGTTAATTTTGTAATCGAAGGTACAGCTTATATTGATGCAGATAGCGAAACGGAAAGTGAAGAAACTCGTGTAATGAACTTAGCAACAGATTATCCCGATGAGTTCGATAGTCGATTAGATATTACTGATGTAAAAGATGTCAGTTTAATTTCAGAAGGTTGGAAGTGATCGTATGTACGATAGATATAAAAATATTCCAGATGTGTATATCGGTGGTAAAAAATATCGACTATGCGACGTATATAAATATTTTGATGTCGGAGATTCGACTGTTCGTAAAAGATACTACAAGCAAAAATTAAGAGGTTGGGAACTTGTCTATGGTAAAGGCAAGGTTCCCGTTGAAATTGAACAAGGTAAGGGGATAAGCAGATGAGAATTAGTGAATTAAAGAGAAATGATGTAATAAGAATATCCGGCTGGAAAAAACATAGTGTTTTAGCGATTGTTGATGAACCTAACGGTATTAATTCAGAGAATGGTATTTACTTTTGGGCAAAAATTGAAACAACAGATGGTAGAAAAATCGAGATAGATGATAGCTGGAATTTCGAAAAAGTAAACGAGCCTTTCACACGTAAGGTGGATATGCAGGAAGAACAAGACATGGTACATGAACCACCTCATTATCAGTTCGGTAAGTTCTCAGCACGAATGATTATCGAATTAGTAGGTAAGACGTACAAATCAGCGTCAGTATTCTATCACGTAGGTAATGCACTCAAATACTTAATGAGAGCGCCTAGAAAGAATGGTTTACAAGATTTAAAGAAAGCTAAGCAAAGTGTTGAATTTGCGATAGAGAATTGGGAGGCAGAAGAAAATGGCATATGATGTAGATTTTTGGTATATCTCACAAAACGCTTGTCAAATAACTTCAACATTTACTCCGTTTTCTGAAGATGAAGAAGAAAGTATTTATATGGACAACGAAGACTTCTTCGCGATGGTCGATCAATTTAGTGATGCCAATTTGATGTACGAAGCTTGGAGAATATTAAGAAGTCAATTAGAAGGAGAAAGTAAACAAAAAATGTTGGAACTTGAAAACCATTTAGGAATTGATGTTGATAAAGAATTAAAAAATATGTACGAAAGATCAAGGGAATGGAGAACGGAGGACTAAGCATGGCAAAGAAATTACCAGTATATATGTGGGAGCCATTATTTAATCGGCTTACCCGCATTTCAACTGAATATGCTCATAAAGTATTAGGTATTATACCATCATCACTTACAAGATATATTCAAAACAAAACGTATAATCAAAAGTTAGAGTGCTACTTCGTTAGAGAACCTTTATCTGTTAAAGAGAAACGTCAACTTATCCAGCAAATAGAAATACCTAACGAAATTTGGCGTGAAACTAAATTAGAAGGCTTATATGTAAGTGATCATGCTAGATTTAGAACTAAAACTAATTCAGGTTGGCGTTATTATTTTGTGTTTAGTCAAAAAGGTTATCCATCTATCAAATATCAAAAGAAACATTATCGGGCTAATAGGCTTGTTTATGAAGCGTTCTACGGAAACTTAGATAAAGACGATGTTATTCATGCAAAAAATGGACTGAAATACGATGTCAGAGCGAGTAATTTAGAAAAAACTTCTAGAGAAGAATTAGGTCGTCTTACTGGTCATAAAAGTAAACGCAGGGGCGTTGTTTTTATCGGAGAACATGGCGAATTGTTAGATGAATTTAAAAGCACAAGAGAAGCTGAGCAAGTGACTTTATATAACAGGAATACGATTTGTGAATGTTGTAATAATTTACGACAAAACTATCACTCAATTGGATATAGAGCGTTCATGTGGGCAGACGAATATGAGGAGTTGAACGCATGATATTATCCAACACAATTAACCAACGCTATCGCTATGCTACACAAGGCAAGACACCTACACAAATACAGCACGAGTTACGTGAGTTAGGTGTCAAAGGCTTTGTGGTTAAGGTAGCAGGAAGTAGAGTGACGATGAAAGTCAGTGAGCGTGACATAAAAAGGAACAGGGAGTGTTTGAGATGATACCTAAATTTAGAGCGTGGGATAAAGAATTAAAAATGATGTGTGATGTATTGAAAATAGACTTTAAAAATAAAACTTTATTCTATCATCATTGGGCGCATGGTGTGAGTACGGAAATTGATTTGAATGAAGTAGAACTCATGCAATCAACAGGCTTGAAAGATAATAAAGGTGTGGATATTTATGAGGGGGATATTGTTAAAGCTCAAGATGGAACAAACGGACGTATTAAAATTTTCGTTGTTAAAAGAGATGAAAGTAACGGTGGTTTCTACCCTATGACGGATTACGATATTGGTTATCACACAGAATTAAATTGGGTTATTGGTAATGTGTTTGAAGATAAGAACTTATTAAGTGAGGAGTAAAAATATTGATTGTTAATTCACAAAAAAGAATAAAATTTAATAATAAATGTGATTGCAAAGTAGATTATGAAGAATTAGAAAAAGCTATATTGTGGGTTCAAAACAAACCTACTTCAAGCAATAAGAAAATTTATATGCACGGTTTTTACCCTTGTGTTTCTGTACATGACAAGAAATATCATGTACACAGATTGTTAATGATGTATTGGTTAGGTAGAAAGTTAGAAACGACTGAACACGTTCATCATATTAACGGCGACAAATCAGATGCTTCAAAATCAAACCTTACCATCTTAACAGCAAGTCAACACTTGTCAGATCATAACAAAGGGAAATCTTTGGCACAAATTCATAGAGATAAAATTGCTAAAGCTAATTGCAAAAGAAAAGGAATGAAGATGAAACGTAAATATAACATTGGCACAAAAGAATTAAAACAGCACTTGGAAAATGGGTTAAGTATTAGCAAAATTGCCAAAATATATAATTGTGATTGGACAGTAATAAAACAAAGAATTAACGAAAACCCAGAGTTATTGGAGGATAACTAATTGGACATCAACAATCTCTACACCTACAAAGCAACATGCACCAATGTTGTTGACGGGGACACTTTGGATATATTGCTCGATTATGGCTTTGATACCTACGCTAAACGTCGTGTACGTTTGCTAGGTGTCGATACGCCAGAAAGAGGACAGGATAAGTTTAAAGAGGCAACAGCGTTCACTAGAGAATGTGTAGAACATAAGGACATCTACGTTCAGACGTACAAGAGCGATGTGTTCGGTAGGTATCTTGCAAATGTATGGTACGAGGACGGGCAACGTAGTTTGAATTATGATCTAAGGGACGCAGGGCTATTGAAAGAAAATTCTAAATGGAATGAGGGATAGGAATGGCAGAAGTAAGAATGACATTAGAAGAATATCACAATCTTTTTAAGGGTTTGAATACTTTAATAAAAAAACTCTATGAGATGGCAAAGGAAGGTAATGATTACAAACGTCAACGTGATGAACTTATCAACGATATGCAGAATGTTAAAAGAAAGGCAGAGGCGTTTGATGAGATCAAAGAGTTGATTAACTGGTTTGAAGAAAATGACCGCTATGAGTTTGAAGGACAAGTAGGAAAAATAATAAAAATCATTAAAGATTTGGAGCGTGGTAGTGATGAGTGAACAAACTATATTTCTAGATGAAAATGACTTACTCAGCTTATTGAATGGTGGCAGTTTTCATACATTGATCGGTGAACAAAAAGTAGTTATTAAGCAGTCGCCACTTAAACCACCAGTAGCACCTGCGTTGAATTACAGATATCAAATAGTTGATACAAAAGCAGAAAGGGAACGTTTATCGAGAATGGTACAAAGTTCAATTAATTCAAATATTGGAGGAACAAAAAATGAATAACACATTAACAGTTGATCAATTACAAGAGTTACTACAAATTCAAAAGGAATTTGACGATAGAATTCCAACACTTAATTTACAAGATAGCAAGATTGCATATGTAGTTGAGTTCTTTGAATGGTTTAACACATTAGAAACATTTAAAAACTGGAAGAAGAAACCGGGAAAGCCATTAGATGTGCAACTAGATGAATTAGCGGATATGTTGGCGTTTGGGTTGAGTATTGCTAATCAACGCAAATTCGATGAATATGATATCCAATTGTTCTTTGAAAGTTGGGAACTTGAAAACTTTTTAGAAAAATCTTATTTCATTAACCAAGAAATGATTTATGACATGATGTATGAGTTTGAAGATGAGGACTTTACTCCTATTAGAGGGTTAATAATTGTATTTAAAATAGCCGAACAGTTATACACTATCGACCAACTGATTGCAGCATACAAAAAGAAAATGGAGCGAAATCATGCAAGACAAGATGGAACAGCAGACAAAGATAAAGGCTACGTGTAAGAAGGATATAGTAGCAGAGATTAAAAGAATACTTGGTAAGGAGTGAACGGAATGAGTGATTTCAAAATAATAACTTCAGAATTAATTAGCAAAGGCATTGAGTTTGAAATAGAAGATGACACCTTGATTGTTGGTGATTGTTCAGTAATCAATTATAGCGACGTGTATTTTTTAAAATTGTCCGGAATTAATACTCAACAAGGAATGGCTGTTAAGCATCCTATAGTTATAGCAGATTTCTTATCTAGTTATTATTACTTATTAGAAGACCATAATAGTATCACTGTAAAAGATATTAATTTTAAAAGTGAGGTGCGTAGTAATGATTAAACGCATACTTAAAGATTTATTCTTAATCGCTATGTATGAGTTAGGGAAGTATCTTACTTCTCTACTCATCACTATTTTAGAAAGCGAAGATGATATTGATACTGCACCTAAGGACTTTGCTAGTGAGTGGGATCAGATTGATTTGAATAAAATTAGGGCGGAGGTGAGTGAGTAGTGTTTAAAAATATAGAGGAACCTATCATGATGACGAATGGAAACGAAAAATGGATAGTTGTATTAGATGAACCCAAAAACAAAAAGTTATTTGAAGAACAATGGTCTGATACAAAATTAGATAGCGAATGGAAAGTTTATTTTAAGCCTCATGATGAATTTTGGAGAAGCACCAAAATTGAAATAAAAAGAGCTGAGGAAAAAACACGTTTAAAAAGAGAAAGAGAAATTAAAACTCCAACTATCGATGAAGATATTAAACGTATAAACAGTAAAGAAAGTTTGGTTGATTATTTATTAAAAGAATACTATTACAATTCCGAAATACTCATTGACGAATTCTCAACTGACGCCGAAGTATCAGAAGCAAAGCTTAAAGCTAATTATAATGAGTTATTAAAACTTAAAGATAAATATATTGGAGGTTAAAGACATGTTACCAATTACTCAATCATTTGTATTAAAAACTAAAAGTGGTAGATATTTTCAAGACATTATTAATGTTTATGGAAATAACGATAGCCCAATAGAGAAAGTGATGCAGACTACAAATAATATTATAGAAGCAGAAAGATACTATAATCGTGAAGAAGCTATTAAAGAAGCAATGAAATACGATTTTAAAGTTCTGGTACTTAGTACTTATATAGAGGAGTTGTAGCATATGTGGATAGCACTAACTATTATACTCGGCATACTTCTACTCATAGCAATAGGTAACAACACAGTGTTACGTCAGGAGTTAGATGCACAGAGATATACGAATGTGTATCTGTTTACTAAGTACGTGAGAGATTGCGATATAGAAGATGTGGAGTTTGAAATAGAAAGAGCGAAGAAACAGTTTAAGTAATGGAGGTAATCACTTGTACACACACGAACAAATAAGGGATATGATATATAGCTATCATTGGCGTAAGAACATACTTATAGATGAAGGGTACATTCAAGATAGTAATGGTACAGCACAGTATGGTATTGATGCAGCTATGCCAAAGCCACAAGGTAAGACAACAGATAAGGTACAAGCGATTGCTACTCGTAATTATGTACTATCAAGAATACATGATGAACACATAGAAGTTGTATCGTTTATAGATAAGTATGAACATAACATTAACAATGATATGAATTTAAATATTCTTTACTTATTCAAGAAAGGAAAGAAACCTAAAGATGTTCGAGAGATCATGAACATTGGAAGAACAAACTTAGATAGTCGAATTAATGAGATTGTAAATGTATATGTAAAACAACAAGATAAACACAATCAACAACTTCAACAACTTCAACAAGATAAGCAACATCAACACTAATTTTAAATATACTTATATAAGTTTTATACTTGAGTTAACACGATATGAATATACAGGCACATCACATAGGTGGTGTGTCTTTTTGTTTGGAGTTAATGAAGATGAGTAAAGCATATGCAGACTATATAGAACAACGTACAAAGAATAAAGGTTTCTACTCTAATGCTAAGTGGCGTAAGACAAGATTAAAAGTATTGGCAAGAGATCACTTTGAGTGTGTGATGTGTAATGCAGAAGGTAGATTGACGATTAATCAGAAACAATCGCTAGAAGTTGACCATATCAAAGAGTTAGAAATAAGACCTGATTTAGCATATGAACTTTCTAATCTAAGAACACTATGTAAATTTCATCACAACAAACGTCACGGAAGATTTGAACATAATCCAAATAATCGAAAAAATAAATTCAACGATGAACAGTGGTAAATCCCCCCCGTCTGAATAAATCGCTTGATGAAAGGCTTCGCGGAAACCGGCGCTTGGGTCAACTCCGCAGATTTATCTTTCAAAAAGACACGTAAGGGGGCTTGACAAATTAAAAAATAAATAAATAAGTAAAGGGGGGAGGGGGTTGGAAAAAGATAAATATCTTAAAGACAAATTAACTTCTAACCAAATTAAGCGAATCAATGCTTCTGAAGATTACTTATTGCAGCAGATAGATGCAGATAATGACATAGAAGTAGAAAAAGTAGAACGATATATTAACTTATTAAAGTTATTTTATGCTTTGGACATTTATATCGAACAATCTGGACCTATAACGGTAGTTAAAAATGCATCGCAAGAATATGTTAAACCTAATCCAGCTATCGCAGAAAAAAATAAAGTAAACGGATCATTACTCGCACTAGAAAAATCATTCCACTTAGAAAGAAAAGCCGAAGAAAGACGTAAGCAAGAACAAGCGAAAGGACCTGATTTAACATGAAGATACCTAAGTATGTTACAGATTATATAGAAAAATATAAATCAGGCAACGTTATCTTTAACAAAGAACGCGTTAGACTTGTATCTTTTTTAGAAGATAATATCTTACAACGTGATGACCTTTATTTTGATGATCAAAAAATAGAAGATTACATCAAGTTTAGTGAGAAATGGTTTTTCAAACTACAAGACTTCCAAAAATTTATTTCATGTTTTGTTTTCTTATATGAAAAAGATACTAAAACACCTTACTTTTCAGAGTTTTTTATTTCAATGGCTCGTGGTGGTGGCAAGAATGGTTATATTAGTACGTTAGCAGCGTTCTTTATGACACCATTACACGGTATTCCTAAATATAATATGTCAGTTGTAGCTAATAGTGAGAAACAAGCATTAGTAAGTTTTAGAGAAATTTATGAAATGATAGAAAGCAACAATTTATATATTACAGGCGAGCGACCTAACAACCCTTTTTATTTAAGTAAGGTTTATGTGGAAGGTACAGACACCAAATCACAATTCTTATTTGATACATCTAATGAGAAAACGAAAGATGGCGCTCGTGAAGGTTGTATTTTCTTTGATGAAGTCCATGCTTACGAAAAAGATACGATTATTAATATCAAACGAAGTGGATTAGGTAAAGTTGCTCATCCTCGTACTTTTTACATAGGTACAGACGGATATGTAAGAGAAGGTTTTTTAGATAGATTAAAAGAAAGAGCAGACAATGTCTTAAAAGGTATTAATCCAGAAGATAGATTATTCCCTTTCATCTGTAAAATTGATGATAAAGAAGAAATAGACAAACCAGATTTATGGGAAAAAGCAAATCCTATGTTCGAAAATCCAAAAAGTGAATATGGCGCTCAATTATTTAAAGAAGTACATCAACAGTATTTAGGACTTCAATTTAACCCATCTAATCGACCGGAATTTATGACTAAACGAATGAATATGCCTGAAACCGATACTCAAAGTGTTGTAGCACCGTGGGATGACATAATGGCTACAAATCGACCTATACCTCCACTTGAAAATAATGAATGTATTGGTGGGCTTGACTATGCAAGTTTAAAAGACTTTGCAGCAGTCGGTTTATTGTTTAGATCTGGCGATGATTATATTTGGAAAACTCACTCATTCGCTAGAAAAGAATTCCTTGATAAATACAAATTAAAGCCACCTATTCATGAATGGGAGAAAAAAGGTTTGCTCACGATTGTAGATGAGCCAACAATAAACCCTAAACATATCATTGATTGGTTTATTGAAGCACAAAAGAATTACGGATTACAAAAAGTTGTAGCTGATAACTTCCGAATGGACTTACTTAGACCTCTGTTTGAAGATGCAGGCATCGAATATGAAGTGATAAAAAATACACGTGCTATCCAGTCCTTACTTGCACCAAGAGTCGAAGATATGTTTGCACAACATCATCTTATCTTTGGTGATAATCCTTTAATGCGTTGGTACACGCAAAATGTTGCCGTTAAGATCCGCAAAGATGGCAACAAAGAGTACGAAAAGAAAGAACCTATAAGACGTAAAACAGACGGTTTCCAAGCTTTTATACATGCGTTGTATAGAGCAGATGATTTAAAAGATTCTAATTTAGAAGAAGAAATCAATCTGTTAAGAAGTTTGAGATTTTAAAGGAAGGAGGAAGTAAACTATGGGACTGTTCGATAAGCTATTCCGAAAGAATAAAGAGATTTCATGGATGTATGACTTAGAACTTTTACAAGATACAAGTTCTAAAGCCTACATTAAAAGAATGGCTTTAAATGTGGTCGTTGAATATGTAGCAAGAACAATCGCTCAATCTGAATTTAGAGTAAAAGAAAACGATCATGTCGCTAAAGATGATATATATTATCTATTGAATGTTCGACCTAATCCTAACCAAAACGCTACACAGTTTTGGCAGAAATTCATTTATAAACTTCTTGTTGATAATGAAGCATTAATCATTAAATCAGATGATGATTATTTATATGTGGCAGATGATTTTGAACATGAAACAGAATTAGGACTATTACCACATCGTTTTAATTCAGTTATGGTGAATGATTATAAATATAATCGCTACTTTTCAATGGATGATGTGATTTATTTAGAATATGCCAATGAAAAACTAGATAAATTCTCATTAGGACTATTTGAAGATTATGGTGAAGTATTTGGCCGTATGTTAAATATGCAACTCAAGAAAAATCAAATACGAGGTATTTTGAATGTAGATACTACAACGTTGTCTACGGAAGCCATCCAAGATTATATTGATATGATATTTAACACTTTTGAGAAAAACCAAGTTGCAGTTGTACCTTTAACCAAAGGTTTAGAGTACGAAGAACATTCATCGAATAACTCTAGTGCAAATGGTTCTGATTTTAAAGAGTTGCGACAAGCAATAGAAGATATTCTTATCTATATTGCACGTATTGTCGGTGTATCACCCTCTCTAATTCTAGGAGAAAATGCAGATTTAGAAAAAGCAATTGAAGCAACTAACAAATTCTGTTTCAAACCGTTAACTAAGAAATTAGAGCGTGAGTTAAACGCTAAGCTATTCTTTAAAGATGAGTACCTAAGAGAAAACAAACGTATTGAAATTGTCGGTATAGATAAGAAAAATCCAATCGAATTAGCAGAAGCAATTGATAAGCTACGTTCTTCTGGTACTTATACTGGTAATCAGATACGCGTCATGCTTGGTGATGAACCTGGAGATGATGAACACTTAGATGAATATGTACTGACTAAGAACTATGAATCAGTTTCACCAGTTGGAGGAGGTGAGACTAATAATGAGTAATCCGATTGTAAGAAATGTCACGCCAGTTTTTAGAAACGAAACTAAGAATAACAAGCACATTTTAACATTGTCAGGCACTATTGCTAACTTATCTTTTCTTGACGACACTATCAGCGCTAAAGCTGTGAAAGATTCGCTTGATAATGTTAAAGAAGATATTGTTATTCGCTTAAATTCTGGCGGTGGTGATGTGTTTGAAGGGATAGAAATCTATAATTACTTAAAGTCCTTATCAAATCACATTACAATTGAAGTCACTGCATTAGCTGCAAGTGCGGCATCATTAGTTGCAATGGCAGGAGATAAGATTATCATCCGAACAGGCGCAAATATGATGGTACATGAGGCTTCTACAATGGCTTTTGGTAACAAATCAGACATTCAGAAAACATTGAACGCTTTAACTGCAATTGATACATCTATTGTTGATATATATCACGATAGAACAGGTTTAGATCGTGATGAGATTGATAATCTAATCGCCAATGAAACGTGGTTAACTGCAGATGAAGCAATCAATAAAGGTTTTGCAGATGAGAAATCATCTCGTAAATCTGTTGAGAAGCAGAAAGAAGGTGTAAAGAACGTGGGGAATTCAAAGTATGTAGCAAAATTGAAAGAACAGTTACAAATTATTAATTCTATGATTGATGAAGCAGAAGAAGGAACACCAGGTGAACCTTCGAGTGATGATTCGAATGAGCAACGTATTGCAGATTTGGAAAATAAAGTTAAAAACATTAAGTCACGCCTAGATAAATTAGAAAAGGGCGATGACGAAGGTAGTGAAGGTGAAGGCCAAGGTGGAGACACTAATCCACCACCAAAAGAAAATAAATTTTTAAGATTTGCGTTTTAAGTAGCTATTAGCAATTGATGTTAATGGCTATTTTTTATGCATAAATTTAAGGAGGAATATTAATGCCTATCAAAGTAGGAGAGAAATTAAAAAACTATCAAGATCATAAAGCACACTTTGCAGAATTAGTTCGCAATGGTGCAAGTGATGAAGAACAATCAAAAGCATTTGGAGAAATGTTTGATGCATTATCAAACGATTTACAAGACGAAATTTCAGCAGAAGTAAATAATCGTGTAGTAGACAACGGTATTTTAGCGAAACGTTCACAAGATCCTTTAACTTCGGAAGAACGTAAATTCTTTAATGAAATCAATACAGAAGTAGGATATAAAGAAGAAAAATTATTACCTGAAACAGTTATTGAACGTGTGTTTGATGATTTACAATCAGAACATCCATTACTTTCAAAAATCAATATTCAAAACGCAGGTTTAGTAACACGTATCATTAAAGCAGAACCAACAGGTCAAGCTGTTTGGGGTAAAATCTTTGGTGAAATCAAAGGCCAATTAGATGCTGCATTTGATGAAGAAGAATTCAAACAATCTAAATTAACTTGTTTCGTAGTTATTCCAGATGACTTAAAAATGTTCGGGCCTAACTGGGTAGAACGTTTTGTGCGTACTCAAATCGAAGAAGCTATTTCAGTAGCATTAGAAGCTGCATTCTTAACAGGTGAAGGTGCATCTAAAGACCAACCAGTTGGATTAATGAAAGATATCCAAGAAAATGGCGGTGTCGTTGATAAAACAACATCTGGAACTTTAACTTTTTCAGATGCAGATACAACTGTAAATGAATTAAAAGATGTATTAAAAGGCTTATCTGTTAAAGAAAACGGTAAAGAAGTAAACATTGACGGTAAAGTTGTATTAGTAGTTAACCCACAAGATTCATGGGATGTACAAGCACGTTACACTTACTTAACTGCTAATGGTGGTTTTGTAACAGTATTACCTTATAACGTACAAATCGTATCATCTGAATTTGTTCCAACAAATAAATTAGTTGCTTTTGTAACTGATCGCTATGATGCAGTACGTGGTGGCGGATTAACAGTTAAAAAATTCGACCAAACTTTAGCTTTAGAAGATTGTATTTTATACACTGCTAAAACATTTGCTTATGGTCAACCAGCTGATAACAATGCATCACGCGTGTATGACTTAGAATTATCTACTGCAGTTCGTACTTCAACTCCTGCAGGTGGTACTACAGACGGTGCAGCACAAGCCTAAGAAAGTAGTTGATACTAATGCCAAGCGTTAAGATATCAGATGAAATTTTAGATGAATTTAAAGAATACACTAAGATTTCTCATAATACGGAAGATGAACACTTATTACGTGTTTTAAATATGTCTTACGAGAATTTAGAAACACGTTTTGGCGTATTTGATATTAATAGTAATCTAAACGGTAAAAATTTAGTTTTTGCACGCGCTCGATATGATTATGAAGATTTATTAGAGTTCTTTAACGACAATTATCAAGATGATTTGTTACACTTTGGCTTTTTGACATTAAGAGAGCGTGATGCAAATGAAAAGTAAATTTAAAAAACCGTTTATTACAACAAAAAAGTTAAATACGCGTGTTCATTTTTATGAATATCAAGAGAATGAAGGACCAGAAGCAGGTGTAAAACGTAAAAGAGTTTTATATCATTGTTGGGCATACGTCCCACAGTGGAAAATGACTGAATTACAACAAGCAATTGCAAATGGTACAGAACATGATGTGAAGATATTTATACGTGAAACACACGGGCAATATATACCAAACGAGAAACATTACGTTGCAATAGATTCGCCATATATTCATCAAGATTTGAATATTAAATTAGTACAACCTGATGTAGAGAACGAACAATTTTTAATGTTAACTGCTGGGGTGGTATCTAATGGCGAGTAATAATTTCAGTGGTATTCGTGCAGATGGATTAAAACAACTTCAAAAAGATTTGGAAAATAGATTTAGTCGTCAAAGAATGAACAAAATCATAGATAAGGCGTTGATTAAGGCGGGAAACATTGTATTAGACGCTATCAAAAGTAATATACGTTACTTTAGAGATACTGGCGCAGAATATGAAGAAGCTAAGTTATCAGCGCCTTATTGGGACAAAGGCGTTCGTTCAGTACGTGTATATTGGGAAGGACCACATCACAGATATTCTATTGTCCATTTAAACGAGAAAGGCTTTCACGCTAGAAATGGTAAGTTTATTCGTCCTAAAGGTTTTGGGGCGATAGATAAAGCATTGCGTACAGCTGAGAAAGAGTTTTATAAAACGGTACAGGAAGAAGTGGAGAAGTTACTATGATTGATATATTAAATAAAATATACAGCATCCTAAAAGATGACGAAAAACTAATGAAAATACTAGATATCAAAAATGTAAAGTTCAATGACTATCCTGACGTTAAAGACATCACAAAGCCTTATGTCGTATTGGATGATTTCGATGATCCTATTCCCGAAGTACATTATGACGGAGAACGTGCAGCGTATAGTTATATTGTTCAAATAGATGTATTTGTGAAAGCTAACGCAGATTACAATGCACGATTAAGAAGAAACGAAATATCACAACGTATTAGTGATTTGCTCTGGAAAGAATTGAAAGCAGGGCAAGTAAGTAATTTAGGAAATGAATATAACAAAGAATTTGCTTTGTATCGTTCAACAAGACGATATGAAGCAATTTTTTATGAGGAGGAAAATTAAATGGTTAAATATGCTAAAACACCAAAATCATTTATCAATATTAAAGATTTAGGTTTCGCTTTATTAGAAACAGATGAATTAGACGGTACTATCAAATATTCAAATGTTACTCAAACTCGTGGTTTACAAGAAATTTCAGTAGAAACTGGTGGAGAAATTGTTAATGCTTACGCTGACGGTTCAATCATTGAATCAGGTACTACTGATGGTGAAGGTAAAATTTCGATGACAATGCATGCTTTCCCACAAGAAATTCGTGAGTTAATCTTCAATGAAATTTATAACGAAGCAGGAGTATATTCTGAAGAACGTGGTAAACAAAACAACTATGTAGCAGTATGGTTTAAACGTGAACGACGTGACGGTTCTTATCAACAAGTTGGTTTAACTAAAGTTATGTTTGCTGATCCAAACTTAGAAGGTAAAACTGCCGAAGAAGATTGGGAATTCAGTTCAGAAGAATCAGAAGGTACTGCAATGCACCGTATCGCTGACGGTAAACGTAAAATTTTATTCGATAGTTCTCGTGAAGGTGCTGATGTTGATTCATTCTTCCAAGAATTATTAAATGGTGCTTATGACAGTAAAACAGAAGTAGACACTGGTGATAGTGCAGCAGAAGAAAATACCGCTGAAGCATAAGGAGTGTTAATTAATGGCTCAATACAAAGTACTTAAAGACGCAAATGACTTAAAAACAGGTAAAGAATATCACAAAAACGATGTTGTGGAAGAAAAAGTAAAAGTAGTCGACGACTTTGAAAAACGTTTGAAGAAAAAAGGTTATGAGTTACCATTCTTCGAACGTGTTGATGATAAATAAATTAATCTTTAGGACTGCATTTAGCAGTCCTTTTATTTCGAAATAAAAAGGAGTTTTTTAGACATGTCAAACAAATTAAAACGTAACTACATTCGTTTAGTAGAAAACCCAGAAGCAGAAGAAATTAAACTTGAAACATACTTAACACCACATTTTATTCCATTAGATGTTTTATATGAATCAGTGGATATTATGGCTGAATTAGAGAAAGCAGAAAATGGAGAAGTTGAATTATCATTCAAAGAACAATTAGATAAATTAATTGATGTAGTAGTTAAAATTTATGGTAAACAATTTACTGCAAAAGATATTAGAAATCGTCTACATGCGCCTGACGCACTTGAAACATTACAAAAACAAGTACAGTTCATTGCTAATGGCCAACAAGATGAGGAAACAAAAAAGTTTATTCAGAGCATCAGCTAAACAAATTAAAAAAAGAAGATTTAACTTACAATGGCATGTTGAAGAATTTGGATAAAGTCGTAAAAGATATGGTGGAAAATGGTACACCTGCAAACCAAGTTCTTGAAATGCCATTTTATTATATACTTCAAATTTTAGATGAACGTCATCTAAATACTGTTGATACTGATGAAAAAGCCGATGCGCTATTCTCTGCATTGTAGCCTTAGTCATTGGTACTAAGGCTATTTTTTTATATCTAAATAAGGAAGGAGGGACAGTAAGTGGCTGAATCAAGATTTAAAGGTTTATCAATATTAATGAATATGCGTGACGTTGGTATTGAGCGTACAATGAAACAAATACGAGCGCAATTCAAAACGTTAGATTCAGAAATGCGTAGATCTAATGCTAATTTCAAGCACTCAGAGAAAAACATGCAGTCTTATGCAACAAGAACGAAAGAATTAACTAAAGCGATTGATGTAACTGAAAACTCTATGAAAGATATTTCTAATCAGTTGAAGAAAATGACTTTAGAAGAACAACGTTCTAGTGTTGAAGCCGAAAAGTTACGTCAAGAATATAGTAAGCAACATAGAGCATTACAAATGTATCAACGACAATTGAATTCAACTGAACAAGAGATGAAACAATTCGGTACAACTACTAAACAAACGATTTTCTCGATGAAAAAGATTAATGATGTTCTAGGTACAATGAAACGTCAACTTAACATTGCGAATATGGCATTTCAAAGTACGGAAAAGTCTACAAGTAGTTATAAGAATTATTTAAATCAACTCAATACAGTTATTCAAAAGCACCAAAATACGATTAAAGTATTAGAAGGTCGTTATCAGAAAGTAGCGAGAGAACAAGGTGTTATGAGTAAAGAAGCATTAGAGTTAAAAGAGAAAATCTTACAAGAAAAAGCGACTTTAGGACAACTAGACAATCAATACAAGAAAACAACTATGGAAGCTAAACGATTTGCTTTTGAACAAAAAACGTTAACATCTTCAATGTCTGAAATTCGTCAAAAGATGACACAAGTATCACAATCGTTAACGATCAGTGCAAATAAATTTAAATTGAGTGGTCAAACTGCTCAAGCATATAAAGCACGCATTTCTGAATTAAACAACGGAATGAAACAACAGCAACTTATTGTTCAAAATTTATCAAGACAGTATGACTTTGCTAAAAAGCAATACGGTGCTACAAGTCAAGAAGCACAACAACTTAACGTAAAGTTATCCGAAGAACGTTTGAAATTAAAAGAGTTAAACACTCAATTAAATCAAACAACACAAGCACATAATCGTTTAGAAATGGAACAAAAGCAAGGCATTTCTTCTATGGCTCAAATTAGAGCAAAGATGTCGCAGTTTAATGATACTCTATCACTATCAAGAAGCAATCTTGCTCGTGCAGGGGAAAGTGTAAAAGCCTATGGTAATCATTTAAACACACTTAAAACTAACATGTCAGAGCAACGTGTAGTGTTAAGAGAATTAATTGCGCAATACAATCATGTAGCTACTGCACAAGGGCGCGACAGCCAAGAAGCTAGAGAATTATCTAGTGCTATCACTCAACAAAAAATTAAGATGAATGAACTTGAGAGCGAACTAGATCAAACTACGCAAAGTTATAAACGATTAGAAACAGAACAACGCAACGCAGAACGTTTATCTTCAACTGGCTTTGGCAGAAGTATTCAAAGTGTCAATAAATATAAAGATTCAATTAGAAATGTTGGCTCTACTATGAGAAGTGTTGGATCTACTTCAATGCTTTATATGACTATGCCAGCAGTTGCAGGTATGGGAACAGCTATTAAATCTTCTATTGATTGGGAACAAGCTTTAGCAGGTGTTGCTAAAACAACAAATATGAGTGGTAGCGAATTAAATAAAATGGGCAATGAAATTACTAAAATGAGTAATACAATGCCATTCGCTGCAACAGAAATAGCAGGTGTAGCAGAAGCTGCAGGACAACTAGGTATCAAGAAACAAGATATTACTTCATTCACTAGAACAATGATGAACTTAGGCGTTGCTACTAACCTTACTGCAGATGAAGCAGCAACAGAGTTTGCAAGATTTGCTAATGCTGCAAATATGCCAATCAAAGATGTAGATAGATTAGGTTCAACAGTTGTTGCTTTAGGTAATAGTACAGCCACAACCGAAAAAGAAATTGTTGAAATGGCACAACGTTTAGCTGGTGCAGGCGCACAAGCAGGTTTTAGTTCTGATGAAATTATGTCAGTCAGTGCAGCAATGTCATCAGTAGGAATCGAGGCGGAAGCCGGCGGTACTGCTATGACACAAATTTGGAATAAGATGACCAAAGCTGTTGCTGAAGGTGGCGACACTTTAGATAGCTTTGCTAAAACTGCAGGCGTTAGTGGTAAAGAATTTGCACAAATTTGGGAGAACAACCCAAGTAAAGCATTGTCAATGTTCGTTAAAGGTTTAGGCGAAACTGAAGGTGGAGCAAAAGGAGTATTAAAAGCCTTAGACGATGTAGGTATCAAAGGGATAAGAGAAGCCGATACTATTAGACGTATGGCTAACAATCATCAAGTTCTAGATAAAGCACTGAAAACAGGTTCAGAAGGTTGGAAAGAGAATAGTGCTTTAACTAATGAAGCTAACATTCGTTACGAAACAATGGGTAGTAAGTTGAAAATGTTAAAAAACACTTTCATCAACTTTGCTAGAACAATTGGAGATGCAGTTGCACCTATCGTTTCATTTTTAGCAGATAAGTTGACTGGACTATTCGAACACTTACAAGGGACAAGTAATGCTACTAAGATAGCAATCGCAGCATTTACGTTATTAGGCGTTGCTATACCTCCACTTATTGTTGCAACTGGTGTATTAGCACATAGCATCGTAGGTATTTCAGAAGCTATGACATTGTTAAATGCTACTAAAGGCGGGGCTAAGTTCTTTAGCCTATTTAATGGTGGAATTAAAGGTATTTTACCTAAAATAGGACAGTTATTAACTAAAATACCTCTACTTGGAAGTGCTTTTACTTTATTAACTGGTCCAGTAGGAATAGTCATAGGAGTAATTGCTGCTTTAACTGCAGGAATCGTTTATCTGTGGAAAACAAATGATTCATTTCGCAATTTTGTTATAAATGCTTGGAATTCTATCAAGAATACCGCGACTTATGTATTTGGATTTTTAAAGGTTTTTATACCAGGTTCGTTTAAATTTATTAAAGATATGTCAATTAAATTTTTAGTATCTTTAAAAAATGGTTTTGTCACAATAGTAAAAAGTATAGTCAATGCAGGAAAAAGAAATTTCAATATTTTGAAGGCATTTTTATCTTTTTTATGGTTGTCTATAAAAAATAATACGCTAAAAACTTGGCTGTCTATAAAGAATGGTACGATCAATGCCATGCGTTCAATGTATAATGGCGTCAAAAAAATAATTGCCAATTTGAAAAACTTTATGATTAGAAGTTGGCAATTTATCAAAAATAAAGTTGTTTCATTTGCTAAATCTTTAGCTAGTGGAGTAAAGAAAAATTTCAGTAATTTATACAATTTTTCTCGTAATATTTTTGGTAAGTTGAAGAACTTTGCTATAAACATTTGGAAAAACATTCGGAACAAAGTCGTTTCTTACGCCAAATCTTTATATAGTGGCGTGAAAAGAATTTTTAGTAATTTATACAACTTTTCGAAAAATATCTTTGGGAAATTGAAAAATTTCTTATCGAATATTTGGAAGAATATTAGAAATAACACTGTAAAATTTGCTAAGTCTTTATATAGTGGTGTAAGAAATACGTTTAGTAAATTATTTAATTTTACACGTTCTATTTTTAGCAAATTAAGAAATTGGATGTCATCTACTTGGCGAAAAATCAGAAACTCAACTGTTGATTTTTCTCGTAGTTTATACAACGGAGTAAAACGAAGTTTTTCAAATTTATATAATGGAACAAGAAATATCTTTTCTAAAACGAAAAATTTCATGTCTAATACTTGGCGCAGCATTAGAAATAATACGGTAAATATGGCGAAAAATTTATGGAATAGTGTCCGTAATGTGTTTAACAATATGTCTAACGGGCTTAAAAATATTATTGGAAAAATCAAAGGCCATATAACTGGAATGGTAAGCGCAGTCAAGAAAAGTTTAAACTCATTGATTGGTGCTGTAAACTGGGTAGGCGGTAAATTAGGTATAGATAGTAAAATACCTAAACTTTCTACAGGTACAGAAAGTACACATACACAAAGTTTTATAACTAACGGTGCAATCAATCGACCTACATTAGCTACAGTTAATGATAAAGGTAAGGGTAACGGTAAAGGTAGAAACGGTCATCAAGAGTTAATTCAACGTAAAAATGGCTCTCTCTTTGCGCCAAAAGGTAGAGATGTCGTAGTTCCGTTAAATAAAGGCGATAAGGTCATCAACGGTAAAACTACTCAAAATCTTCAAACTCAAGGGCTTATCCCTAAATTTTCTGTAGGTACAAGTGGAGATGATGTTAGAAAACGCATGCTTAAAGATGCTAAAAAACACAAAAAGCATAATCATCCTACGTTTGATGCTGGAGAAATGATGGCAGGTCAAGGTGGTGCTGGCGGTGCATTTAAAGAAGCATGGAAGTATGTTACTGATAAAACTAAAAACATTGGTAAAGGTACTAAGAAAACAACGAAATCATTGTCAGATGGCGCTAAAAAAATGATCAATACTTCTAAAGATGCTCTAGGTGCTGCAGGAACATGGGCTAAAGAGAAAGCAGGAGACTTACTCGATTTTGTTGGTAAACCTGGAAAACTTTTAGATAAAGTCCTTAAAGAATTTGGCGTTGACTTTAGCATGGTCAATGGAGAAATTCCTAAAATGCTTTGGGATGCGATGTGGAAGCGTCTTAAAGAAGGTGTTAAGTCGTTATTTGGTGGTTGGTTAGATGACGCATCTGAAGGTGATGGCGATGGTAGATATATTAGATATCTTGATAGAATTACTACACGTTATAGTCCTAATGGTCCACCACCTGGTTATCCGTTTAACTGGGCGCACCCTGGTATTGACTTACCTTATATTTACGAAAAAGTACAAACGCCTTTAGAAGGTAAAGTTGAAACAAGAAATACAGCATCTGGTTTCGGTCATCATATCATCGTAAGAGCTAAACCTTACGATGCTTATTTCGGACACCTTAGTAAATGGCTTGTTAAAAACGGACAACATGTTAAACCTGGTGACACTATCGGTATCTCTGGTAATACAGGTTCAAGTAGTGGACCTCACTTACACTACGAAATGAATAAACACGGTTTTGGTTCAATGACAGGACACTCTATTGACCCAGTTAAATGGTTGAAATCACATAATGGTAGTAAAGGTGGAGGCTCAAAAGCTGCAAATAAATGGAAGCCTGAAATTAAACAAGCATTAAAGGCAAATGGCTTACCGACCACTTCAGCGTATGTAAATGCGTGGATAAGACAAATACAAACAGAGAGTGGCGGTAATGCAGGGGCTGTTCAAGGAAATATTGGTGATATAAACAATAGAACTGGAAATCTCGCAAGAGGTTTATTACAAGTTATCCCGCCAACGTTTGCTGCAAATAAATTACCAGGTCATGGCAATATTATGAATGGTTTAGATAATGCTATGGCAGCTATCAATTACGCTAAAAAACGTTATGGTAGAACTGGAATGTTACAAGTTATCGGTCATGGTCACGGTTATGCTACAGGTGGTTTAATCAAAAATGCAGGTTGGTACAACATTGCAGAAGGTGGTTATCCTGAGTGGGTAATTCCAACTGATCCATCTAGACGCAATGACGCTATGAAGATGCTGGCACTTGCTGCACAAGATATTGATAGAAAAAGTAGTACAAGAGGTAATAAACGACCTAATTCGTTACCAAAACCAAGTGGAAGTAACGATAATGATGTGTTGTTACAAATGCTACAAGCACAACAACAACAAATTGCTTTATTAACTCAAATTGTGACAAGTAATCAAACGATTGCAGATAAAAACTTTGAACCAACGATTGATAAATATACACACGAACAACAAGTTTTTAATTCTATTGACAAATATAATAGACAAAAACAAAGAAAATCAAGATTTAAACCAGGGGAGGTCACATAATTGATTGATACAATAAAAGTTAATAACAAAACACTTCCATGGTTAGTAGTTGAAAGAGGGTTTAAAATACCCTCTTTTAATTTTGGTATTGAAACTGAAGAAATACTAGGTCGAAGTGGGAGCATAGTAAAACAAAGACAATTAAAAGAATATAAATTCGAACTTCCATTAATAGTGAGAAATGATTATCTTTCATCTGGTGGTATAAAAACACATGATGATGTGTTGAATGAACTTGTTAAGTTTTTTGATTACGATCATTCAGTACCTTTACAGTTCAAGTCACAAAAATGGTATTGGAATGCTTATTTTGAAGGACCAATCGAGTTAGAAAAGTATAGTAAAACTTTTTGGCAATTCAGTATCAACGTTGTTTTAGCTGATCCATACAAATACGCAGTAGAAGGTACTAAAAACACAGCTATTTCTGACCAAGTATCAGTAGTAAGTACAGGAACAGCAGATAGTCCTATCATTGTGCAAGCAACAGCGTTAAAGAATGCGAGTTATTTCTCTATCACTAAGAATGATGAAGATTATTTCATGATAGGTGATGACGATTTAGATAAGAAAGTTGAAGATTATACACCTGTTCTATTTAACGATGAAATGCGTTCTTTCTTTGGATGGACTAAAGTCACTAACGGTACTATTAACGACAACGTTACTGGTGGCACAGTTGGTGGTGCTATGGCTATGAGTTCTTCAAAAGACGCTTTTATGCTTGATGAAAGTAGCATTACAGGTACAAGTGGATGGAATGGTGCAGAATATAAGCACTCATTCGGTAAAAGTACTCAAGATTTTAGTTCGACAGTTAAAATACATGTTAATCAAGGTAAAAAAGGTGCAACACATGCGACACAGTATATATATGACACAGATAACCGTGTGATTGCTTCTATTGGTTATAGCAACCCTAGAGCAACGCAAAACATCGGAACAATCTATGTAACATTATTCGACCAAAACGGTAATCAAAAGAAGATATACAGTTATACAAACGCACCGAAGTTTTATACATGGAAACATATAGTAATTTATATGCGTTTAAAACGTATTGGAGATAAGTTTTATATAAAAACATGGAAATACGATGAAGTGGAATATCCTAAACGAATTACTCCAGTAGATGTGACTGAAAAAGTATTTGTGGATGCAGGAAACTTCTATCAACGACCTATATCAGCAGTAAGTATCTACATTGCTAAAAATGGCAATAACTATCATATGCCTACAACAATTTTAGGTAGTTATAATCATGAAATATTACCTAAACCACCTAAAGCGAGAGATTTAATCATTAAAAAAGGCGATTTAATCAATATTAATATGGCAGAAAAGACAGTAACGATTAATGAAGAACCTGCACTCAATTTAAAAACGTTTGGTAGTGACTTCTTCAATATAAATAAAGGGATGAATGAATGTATTATTTATCCCGAAAACACATACGACACGACAGTATATTGGCAAGATAGATATTTATAGATTGGAGGTGGAAAAGTGAAGAATGTAGGAATACATGTACTTGATTTTAATGACAACATCATTGATTTCATTAGTCAAAGTGATGGTGCATTGATTAATGCTGAAATGAGTATGAATGTAGAAGAAAAAACAGAAACTTTTGATTTTACGATTGAAAATACTCGAGCAGAGAAATTAAGAGAACGTAATCGAATTATCGCTCAAGATAATAATGGTACGTTTAGAGAGTTTGTTATCATCCACATCACAGATAATTTTGATGGTACAACTGAAATCGAATGTAACGCTAGTTACTTAGAAGATTTGAAAACAGCAAAGCCTATTAAGCCTGGTAAGTTTGAAGCATATACAACAACACAAGCGCTACTCAAAACACTTGCTGATACAGGTTGGGAAGTGTCTGACGATACTGAATACGGTGGAAATAGAACAACATCATGGACTTCTCATACAAATCCGTTTGATTTAATTTATATGCTTTGTACTACTTACGACATGGTCCCTAATTTTTATATTGAATTAGGCGCACATACTGTTGAACATCGTTATGTATCAATCACTAAACCTAAAAACTTATTTAAAGGTAAGGAAATCACTAAAGGTAAAGATTTAACAGGTATGACAAGAACGATTGATCTATCTGAAGTCAAAACTGCTTTACTTGCAGTAGGGCCTGAAAAAGAAGATGGTTCAAGAATTGAAACTGTTGTAGTAGATGATGAAGCACAAGAGATTTTCGGACTACCTAACCGTTATATTTGGGATGTATATGAGCCTGAAAGTAACGATGAGAACATGACGCTTAAACGTTTGACTACACTTGCTAAAACAGAACTCAACAAACGTAATCAAGCAGCGATAAGTTATGAAGTATCTTCAATTGATATTCATAAATATTATAACGATGTAACAGTGCATCTAAGAGATGTTGTCAGAGTGAAAGACAGAGATTTCAGACCACCGTTATATATAGAAGCTGAAGTTATAGGTATTAAATACAACTGGCTAGCAGATGAGAGTGAATTTACCTTTGGCAATGTCATTGAGTACGAAGAAACAAAACTAAGAGAGTTCTTTAATAGAAAGTTAGATGAAATAACTAAAAAACTTAATGACAATATATCTAATGTTAATACTGTTGTGAGGGATGTTGTAGCTGGGGAGTTAGAATATTACGAGCGTAAGATATTTAAAGGTACAGAGCCACCAGAAAATCCACAAAACGATACGTTATGGTATGACACGTCAAATCCTGATGTTGCAGTACTACGTCGTTACTGGAATGGTAAATGGATAACTCAAACAGCTGATGATGTAGAAAAAATCGGTGGTTTAAGACGTGAGCAAGTGATGTACAGAGATTTAAACAATAGTTTCATCAATTTAACTATTCAACACAGTAAATTACAAAATGATGTGTACGATGTGTTAAATAATGAGTATCTTGTTGATGATGATTTGAAAGGTAATTTAAACCAAGCATTGTTGGATGTAGACGGTGTATATCAAGAGATTAAAACTAATTTAGATAGTATGGATGAAGATACAGCTACAATAGGAAAATTAGTTGATACACAAACGTTATTTACAGTGTATCGAGAAAAGTTACAAACATTATATAAATACGTTACTGACGCTAAAATTTCTATTGATAAACGGTTGAAGTTACTTCAATCACAATATACTGATAAGAAATTTAATGATGCTATGGATAAAATAGCTCAATCGTTGCCTAATGGTCGTTGGGATAGTGAAAATCAACAATTATATGCTGATATTCCTAATCGTAATGAAGTAGAAAATCTTAAAACTACATTACAAGATTATACAGACGGTCAAATAAGCAATTTAAACAGTGTTTTAGGTAAGGAAATAGATAGTAAAATTAAAAATACTAAAGATGAAATTAGTGCAAATGTAAGAAGTATTGAGCATAAGATAGATGGCATTGAAGTTGGTGGTCGAAACTTAATCAGAAATAGTGAAAAAATTACCGATTACATTATACTTGCTAGTGTTGAAAAAGCTGGTACTTATTCATTAGGCTTTGAGCCACATTTTACAGAAAATATTCCAAGTGAATTTGGTTTATATTACGGTGGAAATATAGATGTCTTAGCGAATGACAAACCACGAATTACACATACATTCGAAGTGGGCGAAGATAGAATAGGTAAGGACATAAAGTTATTCTTCGGTGGTAATGCCATGACACATAAAGCCTACATAAATAATGGTTATGTAGGCAAAGTTAAATTGGAATATGGCAATGTTGCTACTGATTGGACGCCAGCGCCAGAAGATGTTGAAGATAAAATTTTAAATTCTAAACAAGAAGCAGAAGAAGCATCCAAAGCATACGCTAAAGCACAAGATGAGTTAAAACAGACAGAAATACAAGCATATGCTGACGGAAAAGTATTAGATGAAGAAAAACGAGCAATAGCTGACGCAATAGCAAAACGTGATGAAGCAAAAGAATACGCAGAGCAAAAAGCACAAGAGGCGCAAGAGGCAGCAAATCAAAATACATCTAATCAATTAGTGCCTATCACAACACGCGTAACAACTAATGAAACAAATATAACAGAATTAGATAAACAAATTAGTTTAATGGCTAAAAGTGATGATGTAGAGCAAAAATTGAAGAATGTTGATGGACGACTTACACCACTAGAAACGACAGTTAAAAGTAATAAAGCCACACTTGATATTTTACCTACGCAAATTGAAAGTAAAGTATCTAAACAAGACTATAAAACAGATCAAAACAATATAGTTCAAAGATTAGATAATGCTGATAGTGACCGCATACAACTTGCAAATAAAATTGAGGATAGAGTGACAATAACTGAATATAACAGTGGTATAGATTCCGTTAAATCTACAAACCGAAATTATTTACAATCATATTATTCTCCGCATCAAAATATTGTCAACGGTGTAATTAATGGGGCTTATAGCGTTACATTAAACGCTAACAGAACACTTAATTTCTATTTCTATGACAGAGGTAATGGTACTAATCCTACACTTGAAGAAAATACAGATTATATTTTAAAAATACACGAATCAGACCAAAATGTAAGAACGGGAGTATTTTATAATAAAGGTTCTAACACGATTATAGGATATACAACTGATAACATTATTCGATTTAACACAAAAACTTATCAAGATATAAGAATTGTATTGATACCTAACGTTGACAGCCATTTTATTGGGAAAATGAGCTTATATAAAGGGACAAAAGAGCTTGATTGGACGCCTGCACCAGAAGATATAGAAATGTTAGCAAAAAAATCGCAACAAGACGCAGAAAAAGCATCTAAAGCGTATACAGACGCTCAAGACAATTTAAAAGAAACGCAATTAAAAGCATATGCAGACGGTATCGTGTCAGATGAAGAACAAAGAGCAATACAAGATGCTAAAAACAAACTAGAAATGGCAAAGGCAGACGCACAAAGTAAAGCTAATGCAGCACAAACAGCAGCAGAAGAATATGCAGTTATTAAAGCAAATAGCGCCGAGACAAATGCCAAAGCATACACAGACGATTATAAACGATCTAATGACGTTGCTATGACTAAACTAGAAACATCAATCAGTCAAAATGGCGATAAAATAGCATTAAAAGTTGATGAACAAAAATTTAATGCTAGTCGTAAAACATTATCTCAAGTGATTTCAGAAATATCGGCCACAACTAAAGGGATAAATTTAAGTTACGATGAAAATGGTAATATTCAATCTTACACAATGGGTAGGAACGGCATTCAACTTAGAGGCGATAAGGTAGATATTACAGTCAATAAAGACTTCAACGTTATGGCAAGTAGAGTGGATGATAAGGTTGGCAAAGGTGAGATTATCAACCGTTTAAATTTAAGTCCAGAAGGCTTAGATATCAACGTTAATAACATTGGTCTTCGTGGTGGAGATAGTGTTGACTATATAGATATTAGAAATAATTCTATCCTTTCTTATGGTTCTTTCACACGTACTTGGGCAAACGAAACTGATACCGCTAATTTAAGACTAGGTATTCAAGGTGGTACTGTAAAAGTACAAAATAGAACAACTGGTTATAACTTATATTTAACCGAAAAAGGTTTATCAACAATGCTTGCTGGTGCTGGTGATGAAACAGCAGGTACATTAGAATTTCATTCTACAAAATATAATGATACTTCTCGTGGTGTACGACTTCACTCAACCTATGGTGCAGTAGCTTTAGAAAGTGATTACAGTCGTATTATTTTAAATGCGAACTTAACTGTAAACATTGAAAGTAACTATGGTATTTACTTTAGACCTTATCGTGATAACCGAACTGGAAACAATGAATTTGCTATGTATGTAAAACAAAACGATAGTGGTGCATACACAGACGGTGTTCTTAAATACGGTAATGTTTCAAGCGATACGTCACAATATGGTTCAGGAATAAGATTTAGTAAAAGTTCGGTTAATAGTACAATTTATGCTACCAATAAAGATGGTGATATTGGGACAGGTCATTTCTTTGCAGATAAATTATATGGAGATTTAACTGCTAAAGGAAGTAATGCTTATATTTTAGTAGATGACGCATTACGTATAACCGATAAAAAAGGTTACAACAACGGCAATGTGAAATATAAAGATTTACAATGCTTAGATGTACAAGCGAACTCTATAAGAGTTAATACTGCTAAAGATTTCTATATCGGCGTATCTACAAACGAATTACGTGTTACAAACAACTTATTCTGGAACGGTGGCGATACTGGTTACAAACCAGTTAGAGCATCAGCCTTCAACAACGCATCACTCGAACAATATAAAACAGATATTAAGAAGTGGGACTATGACGCTCTAACTGTCATCGCTAATGACTTAGATCTTTATCAATTCAAATATAAAAATGAAGAAGGTAAAGAAAAAGGTTTAAACCATAGAGGTGTAATTATCGGTAGAGATTATAAAACGCCTGATGAATTTATTTATGGTGATGGCGTTAATATTTATGAAATGGTTACATGGGCACTTAGATCAATACAACAACTAAACGAAAAAACAAACACATTGGAGGAACAATTAAATGAACAATCAATTACAAGCTAATCCAAGTTATGTTATCGAGGAGTTAGTTACTCAAAATGCTAAACTTTCACAAGAAAATGCAATGTTAAAAGCAGTAATTAGAGAACAATCAGAACAAGAAAACAACGAACAAGTAAGTGCTGAAGGAGAGTAACCTTTAGCACTATTTTTATACCAAATTTTAGGAGGAAATTATCATGGCAAATGAAATCGTAAAAAACACAGAAAGTTATATCTTAGTACAAGTGAATGAAAGAGGAGAAGAAGCTGTTTTAGATAACGACTTCAGAGGTCAATTCTATCCAACTAGTAATGTAAACATCGCAACTAAATTTGATAATTTAGATAAAGTTAAAGCACTTGCTGAACGTTTAAATAGTCTAAACGAATTAAACTATGAGTTCGGTATTATTAGTGAAAAAGTGACAGTCAAACCAGTTAAGTTAACAACTTTATTAGAGTACGTGAAAGAAACAACTGAAACTAACGCAGAATAGAGGTGCAAGAATGGAGGATAGTCAAGGACGCGACTATGAAACAAGAATAAAAAGACTTGAAGATAATGACGAAAGGATCTTCGCATCTTTGGAACAAATAAAAGATGGTCAACATAATCAAGAACTAATCAATCAAAAAATGAACTTCACTCTAGATAGTATAAATAGAGAGCGAGAAATCGATAAAGAAAGTAAAAGAGAAAATCGTAAAAACATTAAAGAAATGAAACGTTTAATGTTAGGTATGGTTTTTTCAGTGGCAGGTTCTATTATCTTTGCTGTCATCAGAATGGTATTCGGCATATAAGGAGGTGATTGATATGTTTAAACTATTCGCAAAAGCTAGTTTCTGGACTTGTTATTGGTTTGGTCAATGTAAATAAATAAATTAAGTCGGCACTTATGTGTCGGCTTTTTATATTGATAAGGAGTGGGAAGATGAAAAACTTTTTAGGTATTAACTGGAAAATTAGAATGACACATTCAGTAGGTATTATTCAACTCATTGCAAGTGCAATCTTGCCTGTACTCGTTTATCTAGGTATCGACTGGCAAGCGTTAACTTCATGGAACGCAGTCGGACATGCAATCATGCAAGTAATATCCAACCCAGTCGCAATTGGCACAATCTTAGTGAATATGTATTTCTCAGTCATTGACGGTACAAGTACAGGTTTAACAGATAGTCCGCAAGCAAGAGCATATCATAGACCGAATAATGATTAGGAGTGAATGTAGATGACAGAATATTGGAATGGAGTTCCTGTTAGATATGATTTATTACCGATAGGCACAAGACGAAACGGGGAACGGTTACACACTAAAGACGGTAAACCTAAATTTGCAGTAATACATGATACAGGTAACGTGAATTCAACTGCTCAACAGAACGTGAACTATTATAGAAATACTTACAACATCTCTTGGTCACAAGTTGCAAGCGCACATATCTTTGTGGACGATAAAGAGGCAATCATCTGTATTCCAGTAACGGAATGTGCATGGCACGTTATGTTAAATACTACTATTGATAACGCATGGTACGGTGCTGATGCAGACTATGCAGCATTCGGTGTAGAAGGTTGTTACTTTACAGATAAAAAACGTTCTCTTAAATCATTAGAGAACACTGCCAAAGTTATGGCGTATTTAACTAAGTTTTGGAATATTAACTATAAAAATGAAATGCCAGGACATCAAGATATACAATTCGATAAACAAGATCCAGGTAACTTACTCGCAGCATGTGGTTTAGGTCGAGATACACATAACTTTGATTTATATGTTGCTAAGTATATGAATGAAACGAAAGTACCAGTTATCAAAGGTAAGAAAGCTGGTAATAATGCTAAGAAAGTAACGAACACTAAATCAAGACCTAAAACTAAATCATATCAAGACGCTATCAACTATATGTATAGCTTGAAAGGTAAGTATGTAGACTTTGATGGTATGTATGGCGAACAATGTATGGACTTAGCTGTTCAATACGTTTATCACATTACAGATGGCACAATTAGAATGTGGGGTAATGCAAAAGACGCAATCTTAAACGTATTCCCTAAAGGTTGGCAAATCGTTAAGAATACACCTAGCTATATCCCTCCAGTTGGTGCAATAGGCGTATGTACGACTGGCATTTATCAAGAATATGGCCACATCTACTTAGTGTGGGATAATAGTGGTGGTACAAATACACAGACTGTTTTAGAACAAAACTTTGACGGAAATCACAACACACCCGCTAAATTACGTGTAGATAACTTCTATGGCACAACTCACTACATTGTACCGTCATTTATTAATGAAAGTTACGATGTTAAGAAGATTACTAAAGTTAATATTCAGAAACCACAAGCACCAGTTATCAAAGAGAAATTGCCTAAGAACTTAACATGGTCTAAAGAGCCATACTTCAAAGCTAAAGCTGGAGAGAATGGCGTAACTATTCGTGAAGATGTTAAGAATGGTTATATGAAGAAAACTAAGCTATTCTATAAAGCGAATTTCAGTCCGTTCTATGTATATGAAGTTAGAGAAGGTTGGGCAAGAGTATATTCAGAAACTGCAAATTACTGGGTAAGACGTGAAGATCTAATCATCACAGAAAAACTTACGCCTGCCGGTGGTAAAACCAAAGCAGTTGAAACAGTCAAAGCTAAAGGACAAACGCAACAACAACAAAAGATTGCTAAGAAATCAAAACCTAAAGTCGTAGTAGGACAAATTCCACCTACCAAATTAACATGGAGTAGAAAACGTTACTTCAAAGCACAAGCCGATGCATTTGGTGTAACAATCTGTGAACGTCATGGTGGCAAAGGTAACTACTCTTGGAATAAGACGAATATCATCTATCCACAAGGCCAAACATTCTATGTATATGAAATCTTAGATGGTTGGGCTAGGGTACATGGAGAAAGTGATAATTACTGGGTATGGCATGAACGTTTAAGAATAACAAAAGTGTATTAA